TGGTACTGGGGGATCACCTGCATGGACGAGGCCACCGGCGAGGAGGAATGGGTGGACTACAATAACTGCGTCGGTCTGGAGGGCTGGGTGGTATTGGACAGGTTGCTCAAGTGCAAGTTCGGTTGGATGGAGCTGATGGATCCGGGGCTGGTGTACGAGACGAGGATCCGGGCGAGGGCGCAATTGAGGGAGGGTGAGTGATATGGGACGTAGGTTTACGATAGCAGTGTTTACGGCGATATTCGCCGCTATGGGCGTAGTCATGATGGTGTTCGCCGTGGCGGGGTTGCAAACGATACAGTGGTGCCGGGAGAACGGCACCGACGTGCCATGGCAGGCGTGGGCGATGCTGGCCACGGCGGCGGCGTGGTGCGTGATCGGCGCGAACATCCCCGGAAAGGCGTGGAAGGATATGGGTAAGCTGATCGATAGGCTTACGGAGGAATAAACAATCGAGGTTGGTTTTTAGGTAAGGATTGGTTTAGGTTTCGATCGGTACGCGGCCCGCGGTACGAGGGTGGAACCCGGATAGTTCAGTCAGGCAGAACAGTCGGAACTGGTAATTCAGGCGACATGGTCAGCGGTTCGAATCCGCTTCCGGGAGCAATAAAATGAAAAGATATAGACAGATATGGAATACTACGACAATATATTATGCATCTCGCACGCGGAACTGACCGGTGGCGACCCGATGGATGCCGATCCATTGAAGCGCCCCATCCTGTCGGAAGCGAACTTCAAATACTACAAGAGCAAGCATAAGTTCCGTGTGGTCAATCGTGCCTGCTACGGCACTCCCGCCCTCGTGGCATACAATTCCCTTCCCGATCGTATCAAGGGAAAGGTAGTCGCTAAATATGGCGATCCGGAGAACAATACTCAAAAGTACGTATTGAAAAACATGATTGTCCGCGACCTCGTGGCCGAACATTTCTATCAGAAGCCTATAGACGAAGCCGGTAATACCCATCTGAAATCGGAGATCGCCGAGTTGTACACGCTGAACGCGTCGGTGTTGAACGCCGTCATCAAGCTTTCCGGCGACCGCGTGTTGTGCATCAAATCGTATGGCAAGTCTTTCGGCCGCGTATGGCCGGAGATAAGCCGCGACTTAAATGGCATACAAGATGAGATAGGTTGCCGCTTGCCGAAAAACCACTTGTCGCTGAAGCGACTGGTCGAACGATACAAGGAAGGCGGTTACGCCGCCTTGATATCCGGCAAGCATGGCAACAACAACGCCCGGATCAACAAACTTCCCGAACAGGACGCGTTGATAGTGGAGCTGTTGGGAGACGGACGGAATATCGACTACACGACAGCCTCCCGCCTTTACAACGCCGTGGCGGCGAAGATGGGCTGGAAGCCGGTATCACCCAGCACGATGGCCAACTACAGCCGGGAGCATCCGGAATGCTTTGCCGGGCGGTACGGCAAAAAGGCCCTGACCAACGAGAAGACGATGCAGTTCAAGCGTACGAAGCCCACCTGCCCGATGTATTTTTGGTGCGTGGACGGCTGGGACACGGAGTTGTTCTACCAAAGCCGGGACACGGAGAAGGAGACGGGGCGGAGCGTCACAACCTACCATCATCGTCCTACCGTTGTCGCCATCGTGGACCCGTTCAACCTATACATCATCGGGTACGCGATCGGCACGCACGAGTCGTCCGCATTGATCCGCCAAGCCTTCCGCAACGCCTTCGAGCACGTGCGTGAGCTGTTTGGGGCTTACTTCAAGCCTTGGCAGATTCAGACCGACAACTACGGGCGTGGCAACCTGAGATCGTTCTACGAGGCCTGTACCTATTATTATACCCCGGCGGCCGTCGGCAACGCGAAGTCCAAGATCATCGAGCCGTTCTTCAACAGGTTCAACCGCAAATACCTCCGCCTGCTCCCGAATAGCAGCGGCCACGGCGTGAAAAGCCGAAGCCGCATACAGGTGAGCGACGAGTGGATCGAGGCGCATAAACGAAGTTTTCCCGATTACGCCGGTTGCCGCGCCCAGCTGGAGAAAATGATCGAGTTCGACCGCGACGTGAAGCGGGCCGAGTTTGTCAAGCGATGGGACAAGATGCCACAAGATGATCGCTTGGCGTTCGACAAGAAAGATTTCCTCTACGCCTTCGGCGAGACGGCGGCCCCGCGCAAGCTTAACGGCGACGGCGTACGCTTGCAGATAGACAACATGAAATTCTGGTACGACTGTTTCGACCTTGAGTTTCGTAACTACGGACACGCCACCTTCTTCTTGAAATACGATCCGGCCGACATGGGGCAGGTGATGGCCATAGAGAACGTGGGCACGGCCAAAGAGCCGAAAGAGGGGACAGTCCGCTTCATGCTCGAGCGTAAGTACGAGCAGCCCATGGCTATAAAGGACCGCAAGGCGGGCGACATGGACGAGTTGATGCGCGTCAGACGATTCAACGAGGAGATGGTGGACGACATCATCTTGAAACGCAAGGAATCGGGCGACATTGTCCGCGAGTTCTTCCACGAGAACGCCGGACGGCTGGGTGACACGCTCACCGCTCACGTGATCACCGACAGTCTCGGGCGGCACAAGGACGTTCGCAACGAGATAGCCGGACGGAAAGAGACAAAAACCTTACCGATACAACAGGTAGGGCCCGTGGATGATGACGATTTCGATTTCGTTAGCGGGGAACAGGAGTTTTTAAAAGAATTTTAAACAGCATTTAAGATATGAACAGAAACGGATTAATGAAGCATGTGGGCGACTGGATCACGCGCCTTGGCTCACAGAATAAGGTCGCCGAGAAATGCGGCATCAGCGGCACGGCCATGAGCCAGTGGATGAACGGCAAGTATGGCGCGGATACGACAGAGTTGGATAAGAAGATAGCGTCTTCATTGGGTTATCAAGAGGATGGTTGGCAAGTGGTGACAACGATCAAGAACTACCAGAAAATAGAGTTCGTGTTCCGCTCCTGCAAGCGGCAAAGCATGTGGATGGCGATCAGCAATAAAGCCGGTAGCGGCAAGACACAGACATTGGAGCATCTTTTCAATTCCGACTTGACCGGAAGCGTGATTTTCATCCAGGCCGAGGAATGGAACTCCCGCCAGTTCCTGCTGGAGTTGGCCGAACGAACTTGCGGTATCCCCAAACGAGGCTACACGGATATCCCAACCTTACTGAAAATGATCGCGGAGTACTTGAACGGGATGGCCGCGAGCAAGCCCATCCTGATCGTGGACGAGGCGGACAAGTTGAAACCCGCCGCGTTCCGCAAGCTGATCCCCCTGTACAACCGTACGGAGCACCGTCTGGGATGTGTCTTGGCCGGTACGGAGAACCTTCACAAGGAGATCGCCCGTGGCGTACGTAACAACACGAAGGGATATGACGAGATCGATAGCCGTCTCGGACGATCATATATCGAACTTCCCGGAGCGACAGATACCGATGTCAAGGCGATATGCTTGGCGAACGGGTTGGATGAAGACGCGGCGGATCGAATATGGAGCGAGGTCGATAAGGTAAAACGCTTGGTCAAGGTCCAAAACAAGAAGGGGGATACAAAGGAGAAGAACATGTTCTTCTGCGAGGACTTGCGTCGTTTGATGCGATTGGTGAAACGGGAACAGATGGCTAACCAATTCAATCAGTTTTAAGGCATGGCAAAGATTCTAGGTGTTCAACAATTTCTAGCCAGTAAGAAAAAAAGCATGGATTTCGAGGGGGCTTGGTATGACCTGCTAGGCCGCCCGGCCCTCAAGGGCTCGTGGATCATCTGGGGAGCGAGCGGCAGTGGCAAGACGAGTTTCGCGTGTCGCCTGTGCAAGTACCTGACTAATTTCGGGCGGGTGGCCTATGATAGCATGGAGGAAGGCGACAGCCTTTCCCTCCAACGTTCTTTCGAGGACGTGAACATGATGGAGGTTAGCGGGAGACTGGTCTTGCTTGACCAGATGCCAATCGATGAATTAAGTAAAAAGCTGGAGAACCGTAAGAGTTGGGACATCGTATTGATCGACTCCCTGCAATACGCCGGCATGGATTACAAAAGATACAAACAACTTCGAGAGAAACATCCGGGCAAGTTATTCATCTTTATCAGCCATGCGAAAGGCAACAATCCCGATGGGTCAACAGCGACAAGGGTCATGTACGACAGTGGATGTAAAATCTATGTGGAAGGATTCCGGGCAGATGCCAAAAGTCGTTATCTGGAAAAAGGGCAGGAACAAAAGCCTTTCGTCATCTGGGAAGAAAAAGCCGCTCTTTATTGGGGTGATCAATTATATAAATCAAATATGGAGGAATAGACATCATGACAACGACAAGAAAAAAACGAGTCTACAAAGGCCGCAACACCGGTATGTTTTACGGTTACCTGAAGCGGCTGGCCGG